ATTGTTTCGCATATTCTTCAAGTGGCACTCCTAATTTTTTAGCGATTGCTACCTGTGATGAAGTGAGTCTCACAGTGTTTTTGCGACCAGTATTTGTGCTTCGCTTCGCTGAAGCTACTTGTTGCACTGGTTTGGCCGTATTTTCTCCCGTATCCGTATTATTACCGAATTTGTTCGGGAATTCAAGTCTTATTCTCTTATCTATTTCAGAATAATACTCATCACTCTGTGGATCATAACCTTCGTCCTCTGTAAGCTTCTTATGTAGATCAAAAGCAGTATAAGTCATGGCTGTATCTTGCCCAAACCATGTATTTTTAGCCGCCCATTGCTCAGCTTTAGGATCAGGTGATCCTTGTGAAGCTGTTTGTCTATTAAGATTTACTTCGGGTTTTGGTTGTGCTTCTTTTTGTTTTTTGTACTCTTCTTGAGCGATTTTCGTCTCAGAAAGTTTAGCTTTTTTATAACCAAGTTCAGATATAGCAGTCAAAGCTTCTGCTTCAGCCGTTAAATCTTGTGCTTCTCTAGCTGCAGCAAGTTTAGCTTGTGCTGCTTGTATACCTGATGTGATACTATCTTCAGTAGATTGTAAGTATCCTGGTTCAAGTTTAGAGATTTTAGCTTCGGCTTCTTCTCTTAGCTTAATTTGCGCTCTCGCAAAATCAGCAGCCTCATCTTTTTGTCTCTCAGCTTCTCGCCATTTCTTAGTTAATTTAGCTATTCTTCTTTGTACTCCTTCAGAGTATTCTTTTAATTCGTCTTTCTTTTCTTCTGTCGATTCTTTCTCTTCGCTCTTAGCTTCTGTAGTTTTCTCTTCCGCAACGGGCTCCACTGGTTCAGCACTGCTCGTCTCAGTTGATTCAACTGCTGTTGTGTCAGATGTATCCTCTTGATTTAGTTCGACCTCAGTATCAGGTCCGGATGTATCAATGTCAACAGTTTTTTCTACTTCTTGCATAGTGTTCTCCTTCCTATGTTAATATTGATGAAGTATATCTTCAGGGTTATCGATTGTAGCTAATACTTCATCATCGTTTAGCAATCTAACTTCGCCCCCGTCAATTTGTATTCGTGATCCTGCATAACGTGCAAAGATCACCCAATCACCCTTCTTGCACCATGGGCCTTCTGGAAATTTATCTTTATCATAACAGTGTGGACCCATAGCAAGTACAAGACCGCAAGTAGAACCTACTTGTTGTCTTTCAAGAGTATCTTGTCCTAAAAATAATCCACCTTTAGTTTTTTCTGGCATTTTAAATGGCAGAACAACTAATCTCCATCCGGTTGGTTGGGGTAATTTATTTGATTCTTTTGTTTTTAAACGTTCATAACCATCAACTTCTTTTTGATGATCGTCTGCATATTTATTTAGTAATGCAGGTTTAGTCTTTTCGTCTGATGTCGACGACTTTTTCTGATCTTTCAGTATCATTTTTTGGCTCCTTTGGTTGTAGCAGGTTAGAGATCTCCTGATCTATTTTTTGGTAGGCATGTGCCTGTCCCATCAAATACTTGTATTTTTCCATATTGTCAACCCCACCAGACAACATAACTTGTCCAATAGATTGATAGTTATCTTTTAAAACTTTTTTAACTTTGCTTATTATTTGTAATTCTTCATCAAGAATCATTTTTTCTCCTTTTCTTTCTTAATAGTTTTACTCTAGTGCTCCAACACCACTCACTCATTTTTATAATACGAGTCTCTACAAAAGAAACTGCATTATCTAATCCTTCAAAAAATTTGTAAATTAATTTATCTAGCATTTCTTATAGCCTCTTTTCCTTTTTTAAATATGGAAGCAACTTTTGATTTACCCATAACTTTAGCACGTTGCTCTCCAACAGTTAAAATCTGTATTTTTCTTGCGAAGGGTTTACTAATTTTTTTTACTTTTGCAACAGTTTTTCTTGCATCTGCAGGAGTTGCAAATTTTATACCAACAGTATCTTTAGGATTTTCATCTGTGTAGAGTCTTCTACCAGAACCTTTAGGTTTTTTACCCGTTCCTTTTTTTGGATCCGCCACGTTTCATCTCCTTAATATGTTTTTTAATTATGTTAGATTGTTTTTTATGTAACTTAGATGCTTTACCTAAAGCTTTAGCTACTTTATTTAGTTTTTTCATATTAACATTTCCATCTTCTTCTTGCCTGACGGATACGTGAGTTAGGATCGTTACGTGTTTTTGCTGAAGCTCTTTTGAGCTGACCTAGTGATCTTGCGCAGTATGATTTTCTACGTTTAGCAGCTTTTGATCCTGGCTTCACTTTACCAGTCACGGCTGTTTTTAATTTAGAACCTGGATTAAGTCTTCTGTAAGCTTTAACTCCAGCCTCTGTCATTCCAGCCCCTTTTTTAGTGGGTCTAAAATTCTTTTTGTTTCTTGCAGGCATTGTGCCTTTTGAATAAAAAGTTCTCATATTCTTTGTAATTCAGGGTTTGTAGTAGTAATATTTTTTTCTGCTCTTGGTCTAGCAATAGAATCTTTACTTCTTTTTCTAAGTTGCGCCATAGCAGATTCTTTCAACTGTTTTTGTTTTTTTAATTGTTTTAAATCTTTTTCTAAATTCATTATGCCTTCTTTTTCTTTTTAGCAAAAGTTGCAGCTCTAGATGGTGTAGGGCCTGTATTCGCTTTTGCTTGTTTTCTTCTTACGGCACCCGCACGCTGCCCTTTGCTCATCGCTCTTGCTTTTGCAATAGGCACGCATTTTGGATAATTTTTTCTTTTTTCTCCACCACTTCTTCCACACTTCGGGTATGAGCCATCTGATTTTTTGTTTGCAATATCGACCCAATTCTCCTTGACCCATTTTCTTAATCCGCCTTCTGAATAGTAACTACGCACAGCCCATTCTCTTACGTCTTGCAAGTCCACCAACTCTAAGTTCAGTTCTCATCATTCCACCACCCATAGCTTTTTTTCTTTTCTTTTTGCCACCTGGTGTAACTTTACCTGAACATACTGCTGATGCGTACATGTTCGCGTATGCAGACGGGTAAACTTTAAATTTTCGCTTCGCTGCTGCTTTACCTCTTGGACATAGTTTTGCCATTACGCTAACCCCATTGCTTTTGTTCTTGGTGTGTCTTTTTTAACTTTTTTCATCTGCATTTTTTTCTTTTTAGCAGCTAAAATTTTCTTTTTTAATTCAGGTGGTAATTTATTTTGTTTACCAGCTAAAGTAGGACCACCAATATTATAATAGTTTCTCATTATTTTTTCTTCTTCATTGGTTTTTTAATTACACCTTTTGCAATTAAAATATCTTTTTTAGTTACTTTACCATCACCTGACATATCAGGAAATGATTTTTTCTTTTTAGGTTTTGAACCTTTTTTGTACATTGGTCTTTTCATCATTGTTCCAGGCATTATTTTTTTCCTCCGTTTCTAAATATTTGTGTACCCTTTATACCATAGATGCTCGCCACGACAAGGATCCACAAATTTGTAAACCATGACGGGAGCTGTGAGAACATGTCGAAGAACAATTTTACTTTGTCCATCGCTGTTGGGTCATCCGATATCACTGCCCAAGCGAGCACCAACACGGGCAAACTTAATATGATAAGGACCGCCTCGTCTTTCCAGTCCGATTGTCTAGCCTCTAGCAATTTGCCCTGGTATTGTTCTTCACCCTGGGCCATCTTAGTAGCATGCATAAGTTGTGCCTCTGACATTGCCATTTTAGTCTTCTGCTTGTTCTCGTAAATTTTACTTCCAGCAGAGACGGCTAATTTTATTGCCGATAACCACATAATTAGTACGCTTTAGATCTTCTTTTTTTCTCAGCTAACACTGCACCTTGACCTCTTACTTCTTCTTCAGGTCCACCAGTGCCAATTAAGTTGTAAGACTTGTCTGCAGTAGTTTTTGATCTTGGATCTACTTCAGTTTGCTGCTCAGCAACCTTAACATCAGTTATTTTATTTAGTTTTTCCATTTTTTCTCCTTATTCCTGCTTCGTTTAAAGCAATTGCTATCGCTTGTTTACGATTTTTTACTTTCTTATCAGATTTTCCAATAGAAAGCTTCTTTTTTTTAAACTCTCTCATTACTTTTGCAACTTTTTTCTGTTTTTTATCCATTTTTAATTACCTTTTCTAATTATAGAAATATCAGGGACCATTTGATCAGAACTTGGAAGTGTTTTTCCTAAAATTGTCTTTTCAATTGACGTATTAGCTCTTAATTTTGCTAATTCCTCGTTTTGATCTAGTTTTTCGTCTTGATTTTCTTGTGCCATCATTGCTCTCATCTTGTCAAGGTCCATTCTTTCCTTACCTTCACGCTCTTTTCTCTGATTTTCTTGTGCTCGAAGGTCTAATTCTCTTGATCTTAGCTTAGCAATAGGGTCATTATCAAATTGTGAAGTAATTTTCTTCTCTTCTTCCATAAATTCACCCATCATTTCTGCAATTAACACAGCTTTTCGTGATTCAATCTGTTGAGTTACTTGCATAACTTGCATTTGCATCTGTTGAGCCATCGCTGGATTCTGTTGCATCTGCATTTGCATCGCTTGTAGTTGTTGTAACTCTTGTCTAAACTCTAATTCTATCTGTTCTTGAGCCATCAAACTAATATGTTCAAAAATATTTTTTTCTAAAGCAGCCATTACCATAGGATTATTTCTAGCCATGTTAGTTGCCATAAAATTTAAGTGCGCAGTCATATGTGCTCTGTGATCTTGACCAGGAAAAGCTTGAAAAGGTCTTCCACCTAATGCATCGATGTGTTCTAACGCAGGGTCTTTTGGAGAAGGTGGCATTGGTTTCATTAAAACGGAATCAATATTTTTTACACCTAATGCTTCATACATATTTCTATAAGCTTGGTACAAATTATGCATTTGTGGATTTGATTGTGCCAGTTGCAACTCAGTTTGCGCGAGGGAAATACGCTGAGTTTGTGAAAAGATGTTGGGGTCAGCAACCGGCAATATATCTACTCTATCATCAAAGTCTGTTTGTTTAATCATTCTTTGACCCCCAACTACGTCATACGGATATTCTTGTGGTAGATATAATTTGAATACTCTTGCTAACATTCTAAATTCATTTTTCAAAGCAGAGTAAATTCTTTTGTGTATGGCTGACATAGTTCTTGATCCTCTTTCAAGAAGTGCAACTGTAGTTCCAACCGCAGCTTGTTGATTACCTTCACCAACTTGTAAATCTGCAATCGATGCAAATCTTTGACCTGCTGAAACCACAACACCCATCAAAGACAATAAAGTCTGTGATGGCTCTTTAAACGGAAGCATCATGAAAGAATCTTTTAGATTACCACCTGGTGCATCTACATCTCTAAACTCACCTGGTTGTATTGATTGCGCATCATCTCTAATTCGGATGCCACGCATTTTAAATCCTGCGGGTAGGTTGGAGAGCGTACCCGCATCCAATAACTGACGTAAAGCTGCTGTTGCAGTTCTTGATAAACCGCCAATCATATGGATGAGACCGAAGCCATAGAAACCTAGTCCTGGCAGAAATTTGAAGTGGACAAAGTATTGTATCTTGTTTTTCTTCGGATCTCCAATTTCGTAATTTCTTTTAATAGATAAAATTTCTCTTGAACCTTCTTCAAGTGTTACAATATATGGAAGTTTGATTCCTGATGGCTCACCTGTTTCAGGGTTTACATCTTCAAAACCTTCTATATCTAAATTAATATGACACTCTAACAAAGTATAAACATCGTCGTCTTTTGTTTTAGATGAACCTTCTAGTTCTCTTTCTTTTTTCTCTACATCTGTTTCTTTATCATTTGGTTTACCAAGATCTACATCTCTGTAGAAACCAGCAACCTGTTGTTTTCGTAATTCGTTTTCAGAAATTTTTACCCGATGAATAATTGCTTCCGCATCATCTAATGAGGTAGCTGTGTACGGAACAATTAAATCATCTGCAGGGACAAACTTAGAAACAGCTCGTCCTTCTACTTCATCAAAGTAAACTTTTTTAAAAGTTGATCCTGACAAAGGTAAATGAAATAACATGGAATCAAATTCAGGTTCATACTCTTTCATCTTTTCCATGATTTCATAATTCATATAATCTTTTACACGTTGTGCTTGTTGTACTTTATCTGGAGATTG